CAACGCGATCGGCGAGCTGGATGTCGACATCATCATGGACGAGGGCAGCGACACCATCAACGCGCAACAGGACGTCTACGAGACGCTGACGCAGATCATGCCGTCGATCGCGCCGATGCTGAAGCCTGCCGAGGCGAGTGCCGCGGTGAGCATCCTGGTGGATAGCTCCAGCCTGAGTGCGACGGCGAAGAAAACCTGGCGGGATGCGACGCAGCAGCAACAGCCGGATCCTGCGCAGGAGATGGCGAAGAAGATCGCGCTCGAGGGCGAGGCCGCGAAGGTCGAGGAGACGAAGTCGAAGGTGATGCTGAACCAGGCGAAGGCGCAGAGCGAGGGCATGCCGGACATGCCAGGGGCGCCGCAGCAGATGGAATTCCAGCTGCCGCCCGAGATGCAGATGATGAAGGCCGCGGCGGACATCGAGAAAACGCGGGCTGACGCGACGCACAAGCATGCGACGGCGTACAAGGCGCAGGTTGATGCGGAACTGGCGCCGCAGTGGGCGCGGCATGACGCGATGATGGAAAAAGCGGATTTCCTGCAGCAGGCTCGCAACGCTCACGAGGATCGCGCGTTGGATGACCGCAAGAACCGCATGCTTGCGCACAAGCGCAATGGCGGCGAACCGTAAGGAAGATAGCAATGGTTTATCATCGTGAGGAAGTGATCGAGAAAGAGAAGCCACTGGCAGTTGAGCCCGCGGTCGAGCCGCCGCGGGTTATCCCGGCCGGGTTTGAGTACGACACGCCGCCGCCGCAGTGGGTGGCGGGGACAGTGGTGCCGGCCGACACGGCGCCGGAGGATCTGACGGATGCGGAATATGTCCAGTGGTGTTTTGACAACAAGATGCCGTACTGGGCGATCAAGAAGGAAATCCTGCTGCGCAATCCGCCGGTCCTGTCGGCGCTGACGCCGAGCACGGCGGCGATCGGTGATCCGAGTTTTACGTTGTTCATCAGCGGAGAGAATTTTGTCGAGCCCTACAGCGTGATTGTGTTCGCGGGGCATGACGAGCCTACCTCGTTCAACGAGGACGGCACGGTGTCGACCGGGGTCAACATGGATTACTGGCGTGGTCCTGACGTGATCCAGGTGCAGGTTCGCAACGGCACGCAGGTTTCGGAGCCGCTGGAGTTCACGTTTACGGCGGCGCCAGAGGCTGACGACCAGAGCGGCGACGATGACGATTGCGAGCCCGACGACGGCAAGCCGGCGAAGAAGTCGAAGAAGAAGAAGTAGCGCCAATGGACGACGTCGAGCGCGCCCTTGAGGAACTGGCAAACCGGTTCGAGATGGCTGGCGATGTGATGTGGACAAGCGCGCAGGTAGCGGACGCGATCCGGAAGTTTTCGGTTGATCCGGACGATCCGCTGACCAACCACGACAAGGCCAAATGAGTTTCCGGCATTGTGAACGACTGGACGAAGGACAAGGGCGGTGAAGTTTACAAACAAAGGCTGGTCGACCTCCTCGGACGAGATCCCACAGCCGACCTCGCTGATCACGGGAAAAAACTTGAGGAAGAGTTCGGAAAAGCCCTCGAAGCCCTCGAGCGAAAAGGCCGAGGAAAAGCCGCACCCATCCCAGAGGGAGCAGCGCTAGCAGCGCTAGGTAAAAAGTAATTCAAAAAGGCCGCCGCAAGGCGGCTTTTTTTATTGGTTACGCCTGATCCGAGCGAGATCGGATCAACGCTCCTGTCTGCAGCGACATGCAGGCCTCGTCGGGCCACGAAACGGCCAGCCCAGAGGAAACCATGGAAATGGACGACAAGGAGCTTTTCAGCTCCGCGATGACTGACGACCCGATTTCTGAAGTGGCAACGGAAGCACCGGCACAACCGGCTGCGGAAACTCTACAGCAGGACGATCGGCCACGGGACGAACACGGGCGGTTCGCAAGGACCGAACCGGCGCCACAGTCCGAGCCACAACCAACTCCGCAAGCGGAGCCGGCAAAGGACGAGGCGAACGTTCCATCGTGGCGGCTGCGTGAGGTACGCGAGGAAGCCGAAAGGCGCGTCGCGGAAACCGAAGCGCGCTGGCAGCGTCAGTTTCAGGAGCTGCAACGGCAAGCGCAGCCAAAACCTGAGCCAAAACCTGCACCGGACCTGTACGAAAACCCCGACGGGTTTTTTGATCATCGTCTGCAGCAGGGGTTAAGCCCGATCGAACAAAGACTGCAGGCGCAGGAAGCGCGCATGCAGGCGCAACTGGAGTTCGTTTCCAGGCGCGATGCGTTCAAGGAATACGGCGAGCCACTGGTTCGCACGTCCTACGATTGGGTCGCCGACGGCATCAGGAAGCAGGATCCGGATGTGGTGCATGCATACAACAAGGCGATGCAATCGGAGCATCCCTACGATGCCATTGTACAGGCGTACAAGCGGGTATCGGTCATGCAGCAGATCAGCCAGGTGGGTGACCTCGACAAGTGGGTCATGCAGCGGGCGCAGGAGCTTGCGGGGCAGCAGCAGCAAAATCGTCAGTCCAATGGTCAGCCTCAAGGCAGCGTCACACGCTTGCCGCCGTCGCTCCGGAATACGCCTGCCGCACGAGGTGCGGTTGAGGACGATACCGACACGAGTGACGCGGCGATCTTCAGACACGCTATGCGCTGACCTTCGCTACAATAGACCAAACCACCCGCCCAGTGAGGCGGGTTTTTTATTGGGCGAATGCCGGCGTGAGGGGTAACTCACATGGCTCTCACTACTGTCGACACCAACAACAAGCTGATCAGGTTCACCAAGGATATCAACCGCGAGTTCGTCAGGGAAAACCTGTTCTCGCCGTACATGTCCACCGACGTCAACGCGATCATCCGTGTCCGCAACGAGTTGAAGGCGGGCGGCGAGATCATGAACATCCCGTTCGTGAAGCGGCTCAAGGCGGCCGCGATCGGCTCCGGCACGCTCGTCGGGTTCGAGGAGAAGATCGACAACTACGGTCTGCGCGTGAAGGTTGACTGGGCACGCAATGCCGTTGTGACCAACAATGCGGAGGAACAGAAGGACTCGGCCGACATCTTCGCCGAGGCCAAGCCGCTTCTCAGTGACTGGGGCAAGTCGCTGCAGCGCGACGAAATCATCAAGGCACTGATGGCGCTGCCGACCGAGACGCTGCCGGCTGCGGATGTTCGCATCAACGGGCTGGAGTACCAGACCGCGACGGCGGGCCAGCGTGATACCTGGATGGCCGCCAACACCGACCGCGTTCAATACGGTGCGACGCGGGCCAACACCAAGGCGACGAACGCGCTGTCGCTGACGGAACTGGACGGCACCGCCGACAAGCTGACGGCGGCGAACCTGTCGCTGCTCAAGCGGGTGGCGCTCAACGCCGATCCTCATATCCGTCCGTTCAAGACCAGGGACGGCTACGAGTATTACGTGGCGTTCGCGGGGTCCAACACCTTCCGCGATCTGAAGATCGACCTTCAGACCGTGAACAAGGATGCGAGGCCGCGCGAGCAGGACGGGATGGACAAGAACCCGCTGTTCCAGGATGGCGATCAGATCTACGACGGCGTGATCGTCCGGCAAATCCCGGAGATCAGCGGTTTCGTGACGTCGCTCTGGACGAGCCTGCTGACGGCTGGTGCGGGTGGCACGACGCGTGTCGAGCCGGTGTTCCTGTGCGGGCAGCAGGCGGCTGCGGTGTGCTGGGGCCGCATGGCAAAGCCGACGTTCCGGAAGGAGGACGATTATCAGTTCCTCACCGGCACTGGCATCGAGATGTGCTACGGCGTGGTGAAGTCCTTCACCAAGCATCCGATGACGGGCAGCAACCTGGTTCAATCTGGCGTTGTCACCGGCATGTATGCGAGCGCCGCGGACTAGACGACAACTGGGGGGGGCAGAAATGCCGCCCCCTCTTTTCTTTTGAGGGTCAAGAATGGCGGACATGGACATGATGCCTTCGCTCGGCGTCCCGTTTCGGGCGCTGGTGGATGCAAGTGGCATTGCCGTTGGCGGAACGATGAACGTAGCACAACTGGCGCAGCGCGGCATGCGGGCGGTTTGCACTGTGGATAGCAATGGCCTGAGCGGCGGCGTCACGGTCGAGCAACTGGCACAGAGGGGCGTACGGGCTGTGTGCCTTGTCGATGAAAACGGGCTGGCGGGTGGCGTGAATGCGGATGAACTACGGCGCCGTGGCATCCGTCCGCTTGTGTCGCTTGCGGCGTTGGGATTGTCGGGATCCACGACGATGCTGCAACTGGCGCAACGCGGGCTTGATTATGCCTGTCTGGTCAATGAGAGTGGGGCGGCGACTGGTGGCGCAAGTTCGGAGGCCAGTGCGTTTCTGGCCCGCACTACTGGCCTCGATGCAACACACACCAACGCCTATACGGCATTGATCAACGGGCTGGTGGTGGACGGCATCTGGTCCAAGCTGGATGCACTTTATATCTTTGCCACCAACTCAAGCGCCAATGCGCTGCTAAATCTGGTTTCAACTAACTACAACTGCACAACCGCTGGTTCGCCAACATTTACGACTGATCGTGGATTTACGGGCGTCGAGACAACTACCCCTTCGGCCTACCTGAATTCCAACTTTAATCCATCAACAGCAACGACACCGAAATATATCCAAAACAGCGCGCATGTCGCTGCGTGGAGCAATACTGATTTTAATTCTTCTACTGGTGGATGCATGATCGGGCAGATCAACGGTTCAGGGAATGTAACTCAGCTTTATCCCAGAAGTGCCGACACTGCTTATTTCCGTATAAATGGAAATCTGAGCGGTCCGACAGTCGCAAGCGCAGACAGCTTGGGGCACTATATTGCCAATCGTTCGGCGAGTAATGCGGTCCAAGGCTATAAAAACGGAATGCAGATTACCTCCAATAGCGATGCTTCATCCGCTCCGTTAAGTCTTACCATGTACATTA